AAGAAGACAGCTACGAGATGTGGACCTACCACGGCGAGATCGAGCCTGATGAGATGGAGCTTCTCACCATGCGCACCAACGCCGACCCCCTGACCGACGTCGACTTCGGCGTTTTGATCATGGTCAACGACAAAGTCATCGGCGCCATGGAGTCATGGGTCGAAGACAAGAGTCTGCCCGTCGATGTGTGGTGCTGGCGCAAGGCCGACGACTCGCCTTACGGCTACGGCTTGCCAGATGAGCTTGAGCACCAGCAACGCGTGGTCAACTCCGCTTGGCGACAGGTCATGGACAACGGCCGCACCTCGCTGGGCGGTCAGGTGGTCATGCGCAAAGGCATGGTCATCCCACAGAACGGCAGCTACGAGATCACGCCTAATAAGATCTGGTTGGCCAAGGACGACACCGAAGACGTGAGCAAAGCCTTCAGCGTGTTCGAGTTCAATAGCCACCTGCAAGAGTTGTTGGCTATTGCTCAGGCTGCCATGACGTTCGCCGAGCAGGAGACTGGCATGCCTCAGCTCATGGGCGGCGAGAAGGGTAGCGCGCCCGAGACTGTCGGCGGTATGGTCATGCTGTACAACAACGCCAACACGGTGTTGCGCCAACGCGTGAAGCTGTATGACGACACCATCACTCGCCCGCACATCGGTCGCTACTACGATTGGAAGATGGCCAACGATCCAAACCCAGAGATCAAGGGCGACTACGAGATCGACGCACGCGGCTCCACCGCATTGATCGAGCGAGACATCCAAAACCAAGCCCTCCTCAACTTGGCCAACATCACAAATAATCCACGCTACGTGCCTTACATGAAGGACCGTGCAGAGCTGACCGCTATCCTCAAGGCGTTCAAGGTGAACCCTGACGACCTCATGAAGACTGAGGACGAGTACAACCAATTCATGCAGCAGCAAGCTCAGCAGGGTCAACAGCAAGACCCACGTATTGCTGCCGCTCAAATGAAGGCTCAGTCTGAGGCTGCCAAGTTGGAAGACAACAAGGCTCAGCGCGAGTTCGAGGCTCAGAAGGAGCAGGGCGAATACGAGATCGCTATGACTGATGCGCAGCTCAGTCGAGAGATTGAGATCGCGAAGCTGACTCAGGATGGTGCGCTCACCCGCGAGGAGATTGCAGCCAAAGAACGCTTGGCCGCACTCAACATCAACAACGAGCGTGAGCTGTTTAATGCCGAGGCCGCCATCAAGGTGAACCAAGGTAGCGGAATTTAATTTGCACAGGCCATGAAAATGATGTACTATTCGCGTCGGGTCAGTGTCTTTGCATACGGGCCTACGGTTTTTTCATGAGCCATTGATTAAGGCGCCCCTTAAAACAGGGCGCCTTTTCTTTTTTGGAGACGACATTGAAACTTGAAGATTTCCATACCCCATGTTGGAAGCGGCTTTCGCAACTTGTTGATGAACGGATCGACGAGTTACGAAAGCTCAACGACTCAGAGATGAGTCCTGAGAAAACATCCTCGGTGCGTGGTGGCATCAAGGAGTTGAAAAAGATCCTCGCCCTTGCAGAAGATGCAAGCGCGGGAGCAGCAGTTGACCCCGATGAATTAAGCGGCGTCGACATTACCCGCCAGTAATGGTGACAAGTGAGACGACAACCAAATGACCGTACAGGAACAAACCAACCCACAAGACGAAGCCCAGAAGATTTGGGACCAACTCGACGCTGAGGAAACTAGCAAGGCATTGCTAGACGACAAGGCAGAGGGAGCTCAGGAAACTGAGTCATCAGATTCGCAAAAGCAATCAGATCAACGCCAGCAAGCACCCGCCGATCAGGCCGATGCAAGCGCAGGCGCTGGCGCTGAGAGCAATGAGCAATCGTTGATGGACAAAATCGCTGGCTTGGAGAGCATGCTCGGCCAAGTAACAACTCGTCTTCGGAATGCAGAAGGACATATTGGCGGCCTGAATGGTCAACTGAAGCAACAGCAACAGTTGGCTAAGCAGGTAACCAGCCAAGGCGGTGACGCACCAACGTCGGACGAAGTTCGACAGGCGCAGTCAGATCCAGAGGCAATGTCCAAACTAAAACGCGACTACCCAGAGTTCGCGGATGCAATGGAGTCTGCCTTAAAACAGCAGCTCCAAGAGCAAGAGCAACGCTTCAAGGCGTTACTCGAAAATCAAAAAGGTGGCGTGAGTCACGAAGAGATTGCTCAAATGCGTTCAGAGCTGGCGGTGGAGACGAAGCATCCGGGTTGGCAAGATCGTGTACAGACGCCTGAATTTATGGGTTGGCTGCAACGCCAACAACCAGAGGTGCAGATGCTTGCGGCGAGCGAAAGCCCGCGAGATGCAATTCGATTGCTTGATCTGCACAACGAAGCCATAAGCTCAGCAACGTCAAACAACAAAACGCAGCGCCTTAGCTCTGCGGCGGCTATCCCCTCTGGTCGCAGCGTCGGTTCATCCGCACGCGGCAAAGCAGTAGAGGACATGTCGCCACAGGAATATTGGCGCTATCTCGATGAACTCGATAAGCAAAAAGGTAATTAACCATGCAAACGTATTCCTTAGTTCCCTCACGGAACCTCATCATGGCCGAGCGCGAAATGCTCAAGCATGCTCAGCCAATCAAAGTTTTGTCAACCTTCGGTTCACAAAAACAAGTCCCTCAAAACAAGACTGACACCGTGGTGTTCCGTCGTGCTCTTCCTTTGGATGCTGGCACAAACGGCGCTCCTAACGTGACAGCAAGCAACTACTTGATGCAAGAAGGCGTGACTCCAGCAGCTCGCACCATCACGTATCAAGACGTTCAAGTGACATTGCAACAGTACGGCGTGTTGATGAAAATCTCCAGCAAAGCTGAGTCTTTGTATGAAGACGACATCCCTGCTGACATGGTCAAGCTGGTTGGCGAGCACATGGCTACTCTGGAAGAGTTGATCTCTTACGGTGTGGTTCGTGGCGGCACCAACGTTGTGTTTGCCAACGGTACCGTGCGTACTGCTGTGAACACTGCTGTGACTGTGAACAAGTTGCGTCAAGCTGCTCGCCAATTGGAGAGCGCACATGCACAACTCGTGACTGAGCGTTTGTCTGCCAGCGTGAACTTCGGTACATCGGCGATCGAACCCGGCTACTTGGTGTTCATCCACACCGACTTGGAAGCTGACTTCCGTAACTTGGCTGTCAACGGCGTGACAGTGTTCACCCCTGTCGCTAAGTACGGTTCACAAAAGCCGGTGCACGAGCGCGAGATCGGTACTGTTGAGCGTTTCCGCATCATCACATCGCCTTACTTCAAGCCATTCTTGGCTGCTGGTGGCACTGTGACTGCAGGCGCTTTCTTGTCAAACGGCGGCACCACTGGCACCACCGCTGACGTGTACCCAATCATGGTCGTTGGCCAAGAAGCTTGGGGTCAAGTTGCATTGAAGGGCCAAAACGCCATTCAACCAATCTACTTGCCTGCAAAGACAATCACCCACGCTAACCCAATGGGTCAGTTCGGTTATGTCGGCGCCAACTTCTGGAAGAACGCTGTGCGTCTCAATGAAAATTGGATGGTAAGGGTTGAGGTTGCAGCTTCTGGCTTGTGATCATTTTGAGTAAATGACCATGAAGACTTGCTACTCTTGCAAAGTTAGTTTGCCTCTTGAGCTTTTTTCTAAGTCCAAGAGAAACGCTGACGACCTGCAAGGTGAATGCAAGTCTTGCCACAAAGCTTATGCTCGCGAACACTATCAAGCCAACAAGGAAAAGCACAATGCCAACACCAAAGCTTGGCGACATGCTCATCCAGAGTCGGATCGAAAGTGGTCTCGCGAGCGTCAGTCGAAGCGTCGAAAAGAAAATGCTCACCTAGTAAATGCTGCAACCGCTGCGCGCAAGAGTTATATCAAGCAAGCAACACCAGCATGGGCCAACAAATTCTTCATCACTGAGGCATACCATCTTGCCAAGTTGCGTGAGAAAATGTTGGGAGGTAAATGGCAGGTTGACCACATCATTCCGCTTCGCGGGAAAATTGTTTCAGGTCTTCATGTTGAGCACAATCTTCAGGTCATACCAGCTCAATTGAATCTCACAAAGCACGCTCGTTTTACGGTTTAATTTTTTTTAAAGGAATTTCCAAATGGATAACTTATCTCTCACCCAAGGCGCAACGCTCGCTTTGAACTCTGGCGCTTTGGCTGAAGGCACAAACGCCAACACCATCCAGATCGCTGCTGCCATCGCTTACGCTTTGGACGGTCAGTTCTACAGCAAAGCCATCACTGACAACATCGCTATCAGCTACTCTGGTGCCACCGTGTACCAAGCTGCTGCTGGTGGTGTGCAAGCAGTGAACGGTGGCTTCTCTGGTGGCGTGAACGGCTCTACTCGCATCTACAGCATTTTCTTGAATGCAGCTGGTGCAGTGTCGATCTTGCCCGGCCAGATCGTTGACAGCGCCGAATTGGCTGCTGGCCGCGTTGCCTTGCCTTTCGCTGACGCCCCTAAAGGCGTGTGCCCCATCGGTGCTTTGCGCATCGCTGTGACTGCTGGTACGAACTTCACCCCCGGCGGCACTGACCTCAGCGCCTCTGGTGTGACCGCTACCTTCTACAACTTGGCTGACATCCCAGCTAACCCACTGACCGCTTAATTGCAGTCTGACATCCACCCTCGGGTGGGTGTCATCCCTTAATTCATGGAGACCATCATGTCATCGAAACCCACAACTTACGAGCGTAAAGCTACTGTCGATTCTCAAAACGTAGACATCGTCAACTCAGTCCAATCAGTCGAAGATGCAAAGAGTGCACGAGGCGTCGAGATCGACACCGACCGCGTCATCAGTACCGATGCGATTGACCAAGAAGACTTCATGCGTGATGAGCTGACCGTGTTCGTGCAAGAGCCGAACAACGAGAACGACCCTGCCTTCGTTGAGATCAACGTAAATGGCGACTACAAGTTGGTCGTGCGCGGCAATGAGGCTAAGCTCCGTCGTTACCACGTGGCCGTGTTGGCAAGTGCCAAGCAGTCGCGTCTGCGTCAAACGAAAATTGTGAACCAAGATGGCAGTATGGGTTTCCGCGAGGACAACGTCCTGTCGTTGACCTACCCCTTCCAAGTGATGCACGACCCTCGCC